CCAACTGAATCTACATTTGTTACGTCTTCATATGTTAAAACACCACCTACTCCAAGATTACCTGTAATAGTCGCACTCGCAGCATTTAATGTTCCAGTAATAGTAGTTGTTCCACTAGCAGTTCCTATTCCCAGAGTTGTCCCTGTGGATGGTAATATTGTATCTACTCGAAGATTACTAGCCATTAATATACTTTTTGATTATTTATACTACCTGACTTCAAAGTCCAGTTTACGAACTCTGCGTCTGTTTCTTTGTTCTTGCCAATCTAGTTCTTCACGACTGAAAAGACTCTTGGATTTATTACTTGAATAGTTACCTAACATAATAACCTTACTCATATCTCTTGCTGATATGCGATCATTATGAACTGTTGTGAGATTTGAACATCCACAACATACTGATTTACCAGACACCCCTTCTACCTCCTTATTACAGGATCGGCATCTTACTCTAATTGGTTCCATTATTTTAATCTTATTTGTTTACACACAAAATAATTACCGACTGCTTTACATGACAATGCTTTATCTTTGTTCAACAAAAAAATAATAGCAGTCAGTTGAACCATAATGGCAACTGGAACTGCTATCTTAAATATTGTCTTCGTTTTACGATCCATCACAAAATGTTACGATATCATAACTATATATCACCAATCATCTTCCATTTCTATTTGCTGTGCAGGACAAGGTGGTGCTGTTCTGTGATAGTTGATATGCATTAACTCTATAAACACAAGAGAACAAATCAATATCATATTAATCTGAAACAACGGATGTTTGAGTAAATTCATTATATAAAAAAAGACCCCTACTATGTAGAGGTCTTTGTAAAGTTGTTACTAAAGCCTAGAATGTAAACTTAACACCTGCTTTTGCACCCCAATCAACAAGGTCTTCGTTGGTTACTGCAGATAGTTCACCGTAGAACTTATCATATGAACCACCGACGTAACCGATGAATTCTACATCACCGAACTCGTCAGTTGTTTCTGTATGAGTAACTGTTGGACCACCAGACACGTACCAACCGATACCTGACTCTGTTTCTCCCTCATATCCAACTACTGCTTCAAGTCCACCAGAGGTATATGCACCATCAGGATATGAACCAGTTGCTTCCAAATTGACGTATGGACCAGCAAAGGCTGCACCAGCGAATAGGAATGGAGATGCTGCTACTGCAGCGATTGTTGATTTGATCATTTGTTTTTTTCTTGTCTCGCAGATACTAAAAAACCTGCGGATGGTATCACCCCCGACAAGGGTGATTTTTCTACGCAGGGTTACGATCTTTCGAGTCCTCGTAATGTTATTTAGTATAGCACTATACTATAATTGTGTCAAGTTCCACATATTTTCTAAGTTCGGTTCGGGTATCCTCCCAATTTTTAACACAGTGCGGATAACCGCCCCATTCTCTTAATGCTTCTGCTAAAGGATAATCGTTCTGCCCTTGCTTCATCATATCACCAAAGAAATGTATTTCATCAAAAGGACTAAAAAATTTTAATATCTGGCTCTTATCATTATCTGATATATCTAATCCTGTTTGTCCACCTATTTGAATATTTAAATGGGGGAACTCATTTATAATTCTATCTGCAATAGTAACTCTTTCATCAGTATTCCTATCCCATTTTACATATTCTTTCCTATATTCCATACTATTCTCACCCCTTCCAATAATACTAAAGTTTATTCCACCAGGTCTATGTTCAATATGATTACCTGTTTTATGTGGAAACGTACTGTAATCTAATTCATCACTAAGAAAATTAACTAAACTTCTTGGTGGTTGCCATTTTGATCTATAAACATTCTTATTTCTGACGTATATGTCTGCTCCAGAACAATTAAAAACTCTTTTCGCACGATTATATACATCAAGTCCTACTTGTTCTATTGTTTTATCTCTATCACTTCCAGTGACTAAGTAGGTATCAAATTTACATTCAAACTTTATAAACTCTGCCATGAACCCCATGTCCATAGGTTTTCGACTTTCTGTTAAAGTTCCGTCTACATCAAAAATAAATTTCTTCATATAAAAAAAGGGTGGTCATACCACCCTACGAAAACAAATCATAATAAAAAAAGAGGGAGGTTGGATTCCTGTGTACCAACAAATAACGGGCATTACTACAGTAGTAAAAACGTTGTTGCCTGAGACCCGATTGGTTGATCGGTTCTCCTTTCGGAGCAGCACCACCTGTGTCTCATCACCTTAACCAGCAGTTGCCAGTAAGTTTATTCAGTCACTCCCATGTTGCGTCCAACTCTTTTATAATAGCAGGGTCTTCGCATTGTGTCAACCCCTTATGAAAATTAATATGTAATGCCTCGATGAAGACAAGAGACCCTACGATAATTAGATTACATACGGTCAGAGGATGGGTAAGATATTTCATTGCATAAAAAAAGGAGGTCTCTTGACCCCCTGTATTTATAGTAGAATTTCTCTACATATTCGCTTGCATTCGTTTTGTCTTGAATCGCATTCAACTAGACATTCATAGTAGTCGTCGATCTTTTCGTCGTTTGATCTACTGTAGTGTTGCCACGAGTCTAGTTCACTGCGTGGTATTAGATTATGCATTTTTCTCCATTAATTAAACAACATAATACAGGAGTTTTAGTGCATTTTCTTTCCTCCAACCCTACTATTATTTACTAAAAAATTTATACTTAGTCGGGTATTTCTTAACAAAAAGAAATGCCTACTCCCCCTTTCTAGGATTTTTTAGAAACCAACCTGTCGATGGACCTTCCATTACGAAATCTATGTAAACTGTTTTGGCATAATGAGTTCCACGGTAACACAGAAAGGCAAAGACCTCATCTCTGTCGTGCTTCTCTTCATTCCATTCTGGCATTATTCCTCTGCCTAATAAGTGTAACATTTGTCTTTACCTCCTGTAACATTATTTAGTGTTAGGAGATGTTGACAAAAAAAGAGACCCCCTAAGGAGTCTCTTGAAAAAATATAAGCATCTCGCTTACATTAAGTTGTCAACACGTACACGTCTATAGTATCTGTTAACACCAGCGAAGATACGACCTGCACCAGCATTGTCGCCTTCAGCAAATGGGTTAGAAACCATACCGTAACGAGTCTTAAACCCGATTTTTGGTTGGAATGTGTTTTCTCCAACTGCTCTTACCATCTGTAATGGAACGTAAGGACAGTAGAATAATCCAGCATCATAAGGTGAAGTACCTTTGTAACCAACAACGTAGTACTGAGCGCCAGAAGCGTTCTGACCACCTGAGAATGGGTCGATGAATACTCTGTACTTACCATTGATTGTACCAGCAAATGTATTACCAGTGTCATCAACGTTAAGGTTAGCATTAAGTGCAGGTGTGTAATCTAGAACACCAGCCATTGTTAATGCAGAAGCAACATCAGAAGAACATAAGATTATGTTACCCTTTCCTCTACGAGTTCTTTGTGCGATCGCGTTAGCGTCTCTCTCGATTTGGAAAAGTAAACCTTTGAACTTCTCAACTGACCATCTACCATTGGAGTCAACGTCTAAGTCAAACGCACCTGCGGTTGCAACGTTGTTCTGAGCACCTGCCTCAGCAGACTTATAGATGGTTCTGATGACTTCGCGGTTGATTTCAGCAAGTATCTCTGTTGAGAGAATGTTTGCTAATTCAGCCTCAGCATCTAAACCATGAATAGCGCGGAGATCCTGTGCTAGTTCCAAACTGTACTCTGCCTTTAACGCTCTTGAACGTGCCTGAACAGCAACTTTCTCGATGCTGAATGACATTTCGCGGAAAGCGTTACCTGCATCACCAAGTGCTTCTGCCTCAGCAGTGCTCATTGCTTGACCTACGTTGTAGCTCTTGCCATCAGCATTAAGAGTAAGAAGACCAGGATTAGCACCTTGTTGCTCGGTAGTACCGAAACCAACAGCAGGGGCACCATCAGTTGCACCTGTGTAGTCTGCACCAAGTGTTTGTGAAGCAGCAGTTGATAAACCAGAGAAAGTTGTATCTGGCTCGTTGAATAATGCTTCGTTACCAAGTGAACCGTCGTCATTGACGAACTTAGATCTCATTGCGAAGATAAGTCCTGTAGGACCGTTCATTGGTTGAACACCAGCAAGGTCATAAGCAACCAAGTTTGGCATTGATCTTCTGATCAATGAAATTAAAACTGGGTCGAAACCTGCGGTGGGTGAACCAGTAGAAGTGAGTGCACCACCTTTAAAGTCTGCACCACCTGAAAGAGCACCGCCAAAACCAGAAGTAGGTGCTTCTTGAAGTAAACCTGCTTCTTCTTTAAGTGCTTTCTCTTGGTTCTCTAGAATAGCAGCAGTAACTGCTCTTCTATGTGGGTCTGAGATTTTCTCAACGCCTTCAGCGTCGAGTAGAGGAGCCCACTTCTCCTCCAGATAATTTGCATTGCCTAACATTTTAGTAGAGTTTTGCGTGAGATGTTTGAGTTTTTAATGATATTAAAATCACTTTCCAGAATACTTACCAAGTGCTCTGATGTAAGCAGACATTGTTTCGGAATTCCCTTTATCCAACTGGGGTTCCTCTGCCTGATCACTAATTTGAGTAGTTGTACCTTTAGAGAAATAAGATTCTTTAATAGTAGTTAACTTCTCAGTAAATTGTTTTTCACTCTCAAACTCAACACCTTCTGCAAGAGAGGCGAGTTTATCTTTTTGAGATTCAGCTAAACCACGGGATAGTTCAGTCACGATCTCAGCCTTAGTAGACTCAGATAGTTTTGAATGAAGTGTGACGTTAGCTTCAATCTGCTCGTTGAGTTTTGTTTCCATTTCATCTAACTTGACGCTCATAGCCTCAAGTACATCGTATTTATCTTCAGGGATGGATACATAATGATCTTCAAATAGACCTTTCATTCCAGTTAGGAATGATTCAGTCATTTCTGTTTTGAGTCCGTTTTCAACTGCAAGTTGATTAGACTTGAACCATTCATCGGCAACGTACTCAAGGTAGCTGTCGATTCTTTCTGTTAGTTCTGTTTTGAACTCAGTGACTTCTTCAGCAGCTGCTTCTGCATACTGCTTTTCGATAGACTCTGCAAGTTCGTTAACTTTTGCTCTAACAGCAGCTTCAAAAATTGTTGCTGCTTTACCTTTGAATTCCTCGGAGAGTTCTTCACCATTAAACATTGCGTCAATGTCGTCAGTGACGTCGATATTAATATCTCCAGTAGAGTCGATTTTTTCTTCCTCGACTACATCACCTTCAACTTCGGTCTCTTCAACCTTAGTCTTTGCCTTACCACTACCAGTGCTGTAACTATCAGCGCCACCTTTACCAGGTGCATAGTCTGGAGCTTTTGGCATTGGATCTGCCTTTGCACCTGGTTTTCCAGGTGGTTTTGCTACAACTGCAGATGGTGTCTTCAGCTTTGCTGAATCGTCATCTGGTTTGTAGTTATCGGGGGATGGACCGCCAAGATCTTCTATTTGACCATGACCTGGTACATAATCGGGGGTCTTCTGCATTGGATCTGCAGTTGTTGCCCCTTTGGTTACTACATTTTCTGCCATTTCTTTTAATTGGTTACCAACGGACATTGTTTACTCTCAGAGGAAAACAAAATTGTTACAAAATTGTTTTAATCTATACTTATTTATAGAGTTTATAGATTTAAGAGAAAATTATTGAACATTGAGAGCTTCTGTTCTTCTAATTCTCGTCGGGTTACTGCATTCTCGATAGCAATTCTTGCTTGTTCAGCAGCTGCTTCGCGAATAGAACCACCTTCCCAAACCCATTCTTTTCCTTCCATTACTCCATTAACAAAAGCATCAGGAGCAGAAGGATCTGCTACTATATCAGCAGCAGTTGCAAGGATGAAGTCATCACCGACTATACTGCAACTTTCTTGTTTGACTAAAGAACCAATACCACGAGATGAAACACCTAGTTTTACTCCTTCATCTAAAAGAGAAGATGCAATCTTTCCCATAGGAGTATCAAGGATTCTTGCCTTTCCAACATAGTTTGTACCCTCTTTTACAAGAGAGGTAATCTTATGAGAAACACGATCAAGGTTTACAACAGGACCATCAGGATGTCCTAATTCTCCAAGTGCACGACCTTTTGCTACAAACCCTTCGTTGTAACGTGATACTTCTTTATCAAGAACACTCATTGGATACATACGTCCATTGCGATTCTTGATTTCACCCTGTAGGAAAACTCCTTCGATATGCAGTTTCTTTTTGCCATCAACTTCTTCAGTTACGACTTCTACATTTTCGATTTCTTCTCTAATTAGTTTCATGGTTCTTAGTTTGTAAATCCTACCTTTGCTGCTTTAATTGCACCACTTGTGAAAATAACATCAGTAGGTAATTTTTCTAAAAATTCAGTTCTACCTGCTGCCATAGTAAATTGATTTGTGCTTGCTGCACCAACAGTAGCACTCACATTAACAACAACATCACCACCAGTCTGGTTATAAAGTCTTACACAAGTTGCTTTGCTGATACTGCTTGCAGTACCTGCTGTTGTTGGCGTTGCCTGTTCATTTGCAATTAGATTAACTCGTTGAGTCATTCCTCTTCCTCTTCATCGGTTACGGTTTCTTCAGTATCTGTTTCCGCACTTGCTTCGACATCTACTTGAGTTTCGGATTCTTCATCGCCAACTTCAGTTTCCACCTCAGCACTTGCTTCACCTTCTTCCTCTTGCTCAGGTTCACCAAATAAATTATCGGCAACTTGAGGTCGGAAAGCGTCAATTTTTTCAGATGCTTTTGCGTACAAAAGATCCTTTATCTTGTCTGCAACCTCTGTACTAGAGGAGCCACCAGTTAACATATCAGTTAGTTCAGCAGTAGGTTTCATAGTATGTAAAAATTATAATCCTAATATTTATTTATATTTCCCCACCTTCGGGGTTAATTTCTTCCCCTCCACCTTCTATGGGATTCCCATTTTCATCCACTGGAGCATTAGGATCAGGAAGAAGTCCAGACTCAATTTCTTGATCAATCTGTTTGTCGATCTCTCTAATCTCTTCATCAGTCTGACGAAGAACATGGCGTCTTACATATTCAACAGAATAGTACTTACCCAAATATGGTTCTACTTGAGATGCTAATGTTACTCTAGAAGTAATCATCTCATTCTCTTTTAGTTCAGAGAAATGATTGTCCTTTAAGTAATCAAACTGGATGTGCTCAGATAAAACCTCCCAGTCTTGTGGAGTAACAACATTCTTAAGAATTAGTTGAGTCTTTAGAAGATCAAGGAATACATTACTAAATCTCTTTCTTAAACGACCAACAAATTTGTTGAATTTTAATTCGTCTCTTTGAATTTCAGATGATCTACCAAGATTAAATCCATCACCAGATCCTGCAATTCTAGACTCAGGAACATTCAGTGCACGATATAGTTTCTTTTGGAAATATTCAATGTCAGCAAGTTCCCCAAGATTTTGACCACCAGGAAGTGTAGAGATTTCAGTTCCTCTACCACCTTCTCTACGAGGTAACCAGAAATCTTCAAGCATACTCATGTG